CCACCAACGCCGGGGGTGAACAGTCCCACGCCCCCTGCGGCAACACCTGCCAACGCAGACAACGGCGACATCTCTGCGGTTGTTTTTGTAGATGTAGGCACGTTGTATCCACGCAAGATGGTAGACAACGTAGACAAGTTGCTCAGTGGGAACAACTCTTTGTTCTGAGCGATTGTTCTCTCTTGCTCACCCAATGTAGCGCGAGCATTGATGTCTGCCAGAGCAAGAGCTTGGTTTGTTGAAGCTAACTGACCTTGTGCTTGACCAGCTTGAGTCAAGTTCTGTTGACCTTGTGAAGCGAGTGTTCCTGCCGTGCTACCCATCTGAGCATTGATCTGGTTTTGCTTGATCGCCGTGTCCAAAGCAGTTTGGTACGCTTTGTCCATCGCAGAAGTTTGCTGACCAAGAATGTCACGGTTAGCATTTTGAATTGTTTGCGCCAAAACTTCTGAACCGCGCTTAGATCCAAACTGACCAGAACCTACACCACCCGCAGTCGCCTGAGGTGCAAGGTTTTGCATAATGTTGCGCTGACCAACATTGCCGATCTGGTTAACTACACCAGTCGTATATGGACTCATGTATCCAGTAGCCGATGTTGCTGGGTTTAGCCCCGCCGCCGTCAAATACGTTTGAGCAGATGACAGTGGGCTAGTCGCGCTGACGGCATTTCCAAGCGTAGTGCCAGCACTTTCCAGTGTGTCTGTGTAATCTTGCCCAACCGTTGCTACATCTGTGAATGCACCCTTTTGCAATTCATTTTTATCGATGTATTTGGCGGCGGCTAGTGGGGCGGCGTTCGCTCCGACCCCAGCGGCGTTTGCCCCCTGAGACGCAAGATTGCTTAAATAATCAGTGTAATACTGAGGTGCAACCGTTGCCTGTGTTTGGGAACTTTGCAATAGATTTGCCATGATTAGCCTTTCGCCATTCTGAGGTAGTCCAACGGGCTTTTCGCCTTTGGAGGTATTTTACTAGTAGGAGCCGATCTTTTGTGCGCTCTTAGCTCTTCACGCATCGCGTCAAGCAATTTTGAGCCTTGTTTGTTGTCACCACCACCAATTGCGGTCACAAAAGCTTCTGGGAACACGTATTCGCCATCAGCGATCTTGGCTGGGACTGCTTGCCCACCCGAAGACATTGAGTGAGGGACTTTCTTTTGGAATTCAGACAAAGCCTCCGCACCAGCTTTGCTAGAGCCGTCGCCGAGAGCCGCCACCGCATCAGCGTCAATCACATAGTCACCGTCGTGAAGCATCGCTGGGATATCGTCAGATTGACCTGTACCCTTACCTTGGGCGTAGTAGCCAGTCAATCCAGTGATGAATTCAGGATTGTGACCCTTTGGAGAGGCTTTTGCATACTTCTGGGGCAACCCCCCTTGGGCAAGCCCACCCATCGCTTTGGGAGGCGCGGAGATGGATTGCTTGAGGTGTTTTAAAACGGCTAGCTTGAGTGGACTGTCAACACCGCTTGCTCCTTGCACGGGGGCGGCGGCTAAGAACTTCGGTGACTCCACGTATTTGGGTTTCATGGAGTCGAGGACGCTACCACCAGAAGCCATGAATCTGGACGATGGGTTGTATAGTTCATCAGACAAGTTCCCAAAAACGGACTTGTCTTCTTTTTCTGATTTTTCTTCTTTGTCTTCTTTGTACTTGGGCGGAGCAAAACCACGGTCAGATAAAACAGACGCCATCTCTGGTGTCAACGATGCAAACAACTGCTGAAGCTTCGCTAACTCCATGCGTTTTTGTGCAGGCGCACCTCTAAGCATTTGCTCAGACGAATCCAACTTGGGCGGAATATATCCTGAACTGCTTAAAGGTGATGTCGTTGTTGTCGTTGTTTTTGGTGTGACAACTTTAGGAGTAACAACCACCGTGTCTTTTACGCAAGCTTGTTTTTTTTCATCCCAGTGATAACCATCTTCGCACTCAGTTTTTTTGGTTATAGGTATGCAACTCTTTCCGTCTGCGCTCAGTTTAAAACCTTCTCCGCAAACAAGGGTGTCATCTGTGACCGTATCATTGCCCGTTCCACCTATAACGGTGTCGTTTCCTGTTCCACCAGTGATCGTATCGTTACCAGTTCCACCTGTAATTGTGCTAGTGCCTGTTCCATCCTTGTCGCCAGTACCGTCTTTATCACCAGTTCCTTTTGTTCCGTCAGTTCCCTTGGTGCCAGTTCCGTTTGTGCCGTCTACACTTGTGAGAGCGCCAAGAGTTCCTGTTCCGTCTGTACCTACAGTTCCTAATGTTCCTGTAACCCCAGTGTCACCGCCAGATAAACCGCCAATGGTTGATGTAGTTGCAGTGCTATCGGTTTTTGCACCACTACCGTCAGTTTGAAGAACAGACGCTAGATCAGCAACAGTTGTTGGTAATCCACCCTCTGTCCCAGTCTTGTTAAAAGTCTCATCAGTCACTTTGAGTGTGCTTGGAAGACCTTTTTCACCAGTAGGCGCATCCCAATCTGGAATAGGTTTTGTAGGTTTGTATCCAAGAGACTGAATCAATACATCTTCACCAAGATTCTCACCGCCAGTCTTCATCGACCCATATGGCGCGTACATCTGTTGACCCGTCTTGGAATCAAAATATGTTTGGTAGATAAACGGCTTTTCAGGATCGTTGGGGTTGTCAATCTGAACAAGGTATGTAGCCTTATCGCCAGTGCCAACTTCCTCGTCTTTACCAATAATCTTTTCGCCCTTGTTAAGCCCTAACCAAGCAGGTTTCTCACCCGGCATTTCAGTCAGATTGCCAGCCACTTCAGTTGTTGGATTACCTTCAATATTTGCTAATTTAGTGCTGAAATCACCAATCAATGAATTAACTGCATCATCAGTAGCATCACTAGCATCCGATACGTTAGTACCAGTCAAACCAGATGTTGTTGTGGTGTTGGTTTTATTGATGTTATTAGTCAGTCCAGTAAAAGCATTCATCAACGCTGTTGGATCTGCATTTGGGTTGTTCACCAAGTTCAAAACGTTCAGCGCAGAAGCCGCGACCTTTGCGTCACTACTTCCAATCAAATCGCCAACGACGTTCAGCGCGGCAGGCATGTTGTTAGAAGTCAATGCTGAAACTAAATTTACACCCTGAGCTACCGTCGTAAGACCAGAAGGTAGAGTGACCCCCATTTGATTGAGTCCTGACGTTGTTGCATTGACTACGCCAGATAGATTACCCTTGTTTAATGAATCTAAGCCCGCTACACCAGTTCTTGCAAGATTGATGTTTGAAAGATTTTGTACGAGTGGACTATTTTCATAAAGGCTCACCGCGCCTGCTGAGTTACCTGCATTTGCAAGGGCATCAATTTCTGCCGCACCAGCGGCTCCAAACCCACCAGCGGCGCTCAAGCCACTTAACAACGCACCAACAGTGTTTCCTTGACCGAGGTTGTATGCGGACATACCCGCTTGAAGATAAGGAGCAATAGCAGGGAATGCCAATGACGCCATCGTTACAAGTGGGCCAAGCGCATCAGCATCGCTTGTACTAAAACCTGAAGTTGAAAATTTAGGTTTTCCATCAGCGTCAAATTTCAGTGTGTAGGAAGTCCCACCGGGGCCTGTGTACGTCGTACCCAGATCCATCGAGTCGCCTTGGGAATACACTTTTCCGTCTTTACCAACAACCGCACGTCCAGTAGCAATGTCATTTAGGATTCTTTGTGTAGTCGCTGGGTTTTCACCTTCAGCATCAATATTTTTGGTGATTATTCTGTCCAGTTCCGCGCCTGTTACTTCACGAGTAATTGCGACCTCAGGATTATTTGGATCTGGGTATGAAACGTATGTTTTGCCTGTGTCTTGATCTGTATAAACGGTTCCAGAACCCCTGACATCTTCTGCTTTTAATTGGCTTAGGTCGGTAATGCCAAGATCTAGTAAGTTACGAGCGGCGTCCAGAAACACTTGTTGTGTTGCATTGGAAGTACCAAACAACTTGTCTGCTTCAGTGTAATCAAATCCAATGTTTCCTTCTTTAACTCCGTAAGCAGTACCTTTGAGATCATTTACAGTTGTAGTTGCGCCCAGTTGTTGAACAAGCTTTAACAATGAATCGCCTGCATAGCTCTTGCCATCAGCAGATATCAAAGTTGGTGGTTGTATAACGTTTGTTGTGGAATCGTTGCTGATTGTGTTTGTAGCTGGCAAACTAAGCGTATTAGTTGTCGGCAAACCACCTGTAGTTGTTTGATCTGCAACCGTGTTTAATGTCTGTGCTTGACCAGTTTGCCCCGTTGTACTATCTACTGCCCCCAAACCACCAGTTGGCGAAATATAGTTGTTGTAGTACTGATTGACACCAGCTTCACTAGTACCGTAACGATTGGCAATCATCCCAGCCAAACCAGCGTTAGCCTCTAGGCCACCAACACTTTTAACGGCGGCGGCAACCTCATCACCAGTAGCTGTGGGGTTTTTGGCAAACCATTCGCTTACTTGTTGTTGTGTAACTGCCATCTTTAAGCCCCAATATTCATAATACCAACCATTTGCTCCGCCCAGTCTTGCCACGTCTCACACAGGCGTTGATCAGGAATTGCTGATTGACCAAAAAGTCCAATACCGTTAATACCATCGACCCAGTCGCGCCATCTCTCTTCTGGGACTGTACCAATGTCGTTTGACGAAAACAACTCCGCCATCAGACTGCAATACAGATCCCATTCCATGTTGCGAGGATCGTAGGTGACCATTATGGGTTACCTGTAGAACGCTCGTCGCCCATGTCGGCACTGAGCAGAATCCTACCCATGTAATAGTCTCCATTAAAGGTGTTTGACTCAAACTTCAAACGCAACAAACGACGTTGTTCACGCATGTCAATTTTAAGCGTTGTCTTGTCAAAAACATAGGGTTCAGATACTTGCTCTGTGTCGTCAGCATAACCTTGACCAGTCACGTATAAACTCATGTCACCAGTCTGCACGAAGTCGGGTTCAACACGCTCCAAACGCAACCAACGGTTGTCGCCTGAGATTTGGGGGTTGCCCGGCCCACCCGTGACCCATCCCAAATTATTTGTCGTGAATGACGAACGAATGGCGTTTACGTTTGTCGTGTACACCTCGTCTGTACCAGTCTCGTGTTGCCACAACGTGTAGTTCCCTGTCGAGTTAACCTCGTTGCTCGCCCAGATAGGCTTGCGGAACACCTCAGAGAATGTGCCTGCAGAGCGTCGAGCACCCAAAGCCTCACCCGCGTCGTACCAGATCTTGTCTCTCACGTTGTAAATAATCGCATCTGTACACTCAGTTGCTGAACCCCTTGGGTAGAACCACCAGATTTCACCCCAACGAGGAACTTTTGTACACCACACCTTTTGGCGCTGTGCGTAGTTCAAATTGTCAAAGAAGTAGTTCTGGTTTGCCTTGTTTGGGATCTCTTGAACCACACCGTTGTAAGACAAGAAACGATCAACACCGCACCAATAGAAGATACCGTCATACTCGATCACGCACTGGCTTGACATGATGGAAGTTTGGCATGTGATCAAGTCATACTTCCAATAGAAGTTGATCCCGTTCACGGTGCTTGGGGTATATGTCACACGGATAATTGAATCTAATGACCAAAATAACCCTGCAGGTGAGGTTGTACCTCCACGCAGTGGTAGTCCCTTAACAATCTTGCCTGTAGCAACGTTGTTTGCGTTGGCATCAGCAGACTTCCAGTTTGAGAAGTCCCCCGCCGCTGAGTTCTGAATCAGACCGTTGTTTCCGTATACGAACAAATAGGGGTGCAACATCACAACACCGCCAGATACGGAAATGTTGTTGTCAAAAGTAACTGTAACGCTTCCAGTCGTCATCGAAGCTGAAGTTCTTAGTGTGGTCGTTGCACTGCCTGAGAAAACCACAGGAGTACCACTAGAACCGACTGTCTGCGAGTTATTGATGGTGTATGTACCAATACCACCAATACCTGTTCCAAGCGCTGTAATCGTCGTATTTGGCAACACGCCAACACCAACGCCACCAATGATGGTTTGACCCACTGCCAATGACCCATCGTTAGCCGCGGTCACCGTCAATGTTGTACCTACCATGTACCCAGTCAAAGTTACGTTAGCAACAACGTCGGTGTTGGTGATTGTTGTACCTGTTGTAATACCAGTTCCAGAGATGGTTTGACCGTTACCCACTAGAAAGTTTGCACCATTGATGATGATGGTTGAACCGTTCAAATAGCAACTTGCAACGCTAAAAATACCGACTGGTGACAACGTTGTTCCGGGGAACTGCCCAACTAACGGTTTTGTGTTAATTGTTGAATCAATTGCATTCAAGTTCTGCGCAGGGTGTGCAATCAAATTGTTTGTTGCACCACCACTGGAGTCATAACCAATATCAAACTGCCACAACGTATTGTCACCGCCAGTGAAAATGGTGTTTGCAATCAGCAACATTGAGAACCCAGTCCCAGTACCACCAATCGATGCAGAGGATGCGCTCAAAATGTCGCCTACGGTATATCCTGTTCCAGACGCAGTAATTACAACACTGGTAATTACATTGCCTGAGACAATAATCGTAGCTTGTGCGCTTGATCCAGTACCACCAGTCAAAGGGACTGCGGTGTATGTACCATCTGTGTATGTTGAACCAGCATTGACAATTTGAACTGTAACAACACCACCCGTTATTGTGTAAGCAACGGGGCCAAACCCCACGCCGTCATCGTTATTTGTATACCACTGCTCAAGACCTAAGTTGTATCCTGAAACAACGTAGTTGATACCGTTTTCGGACGTCATGGTCATGCCACGAGAAACGCCAGATCCGTCTAAGAAAATTGCTCGATACCCACCCATTTTTCTAGGCAAGCTATTTTGGAATCGAACCCATTCACCGTCGCTGTAAGTCGGGGCGGCGAACAAAGTGCCATCGCGCTGAATTCCCGCATTCACTTGCAGTTGAATGACCTTCGCTGTCATTAGAACGTACCGCCTGATATGCCAACAGTAACATTCAATCCAGTCGGTGTTAGCGTCATACCGTTAGCCCCATTTACGGCAAAACCAATTTGGTTTGATGCTGGAAGATACAAACCTGTGTTTGTGTTGCCCAAGAAGTTAAGGGAGGGAGCGCCCACAGAGCCGGGGGACAGTGTCGCAGTGCTAAACGAAGCCGCAGTGTTGCTCGTTGTGCTATACACATTCGTACCATCACACACCACAAGCGCTGTTTGACCCTGACCAACAACTACTGTTGATCCAATCCCAGCCGTTTTAAACGTCAGAGTAAACGCGCCTGAAGTACTGTTTTGCAACGAATACAACTGCACTGTAGAAGGTAAAACAACAATCTGATTTGATGTCAACGTACCTGAGTACTCTTGAATTATGTTTGCACCTTGAGCAGATGACAGAGTTAACGTGCCACCAGTTACTACTTGAGCTAACTGAGTAAACGCAAATGCATTTGAGCGACCATAGGCGTAGGTGTTAAATCCATTTAATCCGTTGGACACAATCACAACAGATTCAGTCAATTGCAATTGCATATTGACGTTGCCGTCGATGGTATCAATACCAGTTGGTGTCAATGTTAGTACACCAGTGCCACCGTTACGAATAATGGTGAACCAGTTGTTTCCTAACGAAGTTGATGAAGGTAAATTAAATGATCCAACACCACCTGCCCACACATTGAATTGAGCGCGATTTACCGCACCCAAAGTGGCAGTCGAATAGTAATCGGTAACGTTGTAGGCTTGATTCAAAGTCAAGCCAATCGCCGTCAAACCATATCCTGCTAATGCACCTGCATTTGCGCTTGATGTACCAGCGCCAAAGACAACAGAAGCCCAAATACCGTTAACTGTTGTGTTGTCAGTTAAAAATATGAAGTCAGCAATACCAGAGTTAATTGCAACAATTGTGTTTCCACCATTGTCCGTCACAGTGAATAATTGCGCTCCGACGTTTCGGATAATCAGAGATTGACCAGTCGAGACTTGTGTAGCGGGTGGAAGCTTCAGCAACCATCCCGTACCAGTGCCAGAAGACGTTGCAGTGACGTCAATGATGCTACTAGCAGGGGTGTTGTCGTTGCCGTTGATAGGCCATTGCAACTCGGTGTTCGCTGTCAGTGACAGAGATTCGTAACTAACAGAAGACGGTGAAATCGTCTGTCCTGTGAATGGGTTTACATATGTAGTCATGATCAGTTATCCACGGCAACGGCTGAACGGTCTGCAATACGCAGAGTATCTTCAGTTTTAAGGGAGGCAAGAGCTTCATCAAACATTTGTTTCCACAATGCCAAACGTGCATCGTTTTTAAGGAACGGCGCGGTCTGCTTCAACGTGCCAAACAACATGGCATTCGGAGCATTTTGAGTCAA